ACTCGCGTTATACCAAGGACTCAGCGTATTCACCGACGCTACGTCGGCGCTGCGGGTCAGGGCTGTGGTGGTGGTGGGGATGTAGCTGGTGGGGAAAGCTCCGGCTTCGAGTTGAGCGCCGAACAAAAATATACCCGACGTTCCGTCTCCGGTGTAGCTGGTTGTTGTGCCAGTAGAAATTAGTCTGATTGTCAGCGTTGATGTAATGCTCGTGCTTTTCAGCGGGAACACCGAACATCTGTACCAGCCATTTCCTACAGCGGTAATTGTTCCTGTGCCTGATACCACCGTTCCATTTGATAAATCAAACGCTGTAATACCAGAGGATGCTTGAGCGTTGTCAAATAGCTGAAACCGTGTTCTTTCCGATGCTTTCGCAAAAACACTGATCACATACGCAGAGTTGTCAACAGAACCGCCAAGCGAAATGGATTGCGTTGTAATGTGCGTGCCGGTAGAAGTATCCTCCACCAGTTTGTCTGCAATCGTAGTGCCAGTGGGCGCAGCCGTTGCGTTTGCCGTAATCGTTGATCCGGACTTTGACCACGTTGCGCTACCCCAATCCTCAGACTGCAAACACAGATTCGTCCGCGCCTCCTCAATCAGCAGCCCCTGAGCCGCCAACGTGGAGGGGTCATAGTCCAGGCGGGGTGCGTCGATGGCGGCGCTGGTCAGGACACCGGAGGAGTTGAAGAACGTGCCCGTGCTGGCGCGGGTGAAGGTGATGATGTCGCCGAAGGCTTTTGAGACGAGTGGCATGGGTTACTCCCAGATGGCGTACTGCGCGGCAACCTGATAGGTCTGCGTCGCAAAGTTCAGGTTGATCGACTGATCCGACGTCGTGACCGCGGCCAGCGGATCGGTGATCGCGCCGCCAACAAACACCAAGTCCAGCGTGGGGCCCGTCTGCGAAGGCGAGAACGGCCCTCCAACGTCAGAGCTCACCAGGCCCATGCGGCCCATCTGCATTGCGGCGAACATGGCTCGTCAGACGTTGGTAATGGCCGCGATCTTCAGAGCGCCGCCAGGCTGAACGCTGAAGTACTCGGTCTGCCCGGCCACCATGCGCATCTGCGCGGCAGTGGCCGTCGGGTTCGTGCCGATCGAGACGCTGCAATTCGCATCGGCTTGCAGGCGCACGATCGTCGTGGCGTCACTCAGCACAGCACTCTGCGCACTGGTGCCCGTGAACACGACGGCCTGCTGCGCCACGGCGGGCACCTTGGCAATCGGAGTGATGCGGCCTTGCGCATCGACACCCTCTTGCGCGAACTCGGTGATGTACAGGGTGGGCATGATGTTTCCTTCCTACCACGTCGGGTAATTGTATTGTGATATTCGGTCAGATGCCTTGGCCGGTGCGCACGCGCAGCATTGCCTCAGCGTTGAATCGCTCGCGCTGGTCGGAGATCTTGATGAGCTCCAGGCGCGCCTTGGACTCCATCTCCTCGCGGGTGATCTGACCGTCTTGCTGCATCTTGGCGATCGCAAGCTCGCGGGAGAGCTGCGCGTCCACCGATGCGATCTCGGCCTCGGACTGCTCGCGTGCGGTGTTGTAGGCCAGCGTCTCCCGGCGCAGTTGCATGTCGGACTCGTTGCGAGCCTGCTCGAATGCGCGCTGCTCCTTGCGGTCCTCAAGCTCAAGCTGCTTGGCCTGCAGTTGCATCTGCGCAGACACCATGCGCGGATCCTCGGGCATGCCCTGCTGGGCCTGCGCCTCCATCTCCTGCTGCACGGTCTCCTCGTCCTTCATCAGCTCCTCGGGGTTGACCTTGAAGGCCTTCAGGATCGCCTTGAGCTCCTCGCGCTCCTTGAGGTGCGGGATGTAGCGCGGGTTGTTGGTGATGTTGGCGAGGTTCAGCAGCGCCTGGTTCTGGATGTCGCGCTCGACCAAGGCGGTGCTGCCGCGGGCGTCGACCTCGTAGTCGCCCTTGATGGCCGGGTCTTCGTTGTTGGCCATGTGCCAGTCGTAGTACCGGCTGATGTGCGGCCGCGTGACGCTGTCGTCGTACAGCTTCACCCGCTGGCGCAGCACGCCGCTGGCGTTGTTGTAGAGCATGACCATGCCGCCCACGGTCTCGGGCGCACTGCCCTGCTGCCCGCCCAGGATCTGCGGCATGCTGGACTCCTGGTCGGCGAACGTCATGGCCGCATTGGCCACGCCCAGCAGCTCCTCGAGGTGGCTGTTGAACTCAAAGACGCTGAAGGCCGAGCGCACGTCGTCGAGCTCGTCCTTGGCCAGCCAGATCTTGTTGGGCGTGATCTCGTAGCTGTTGTTGACCGGGATGATCATTCCCTTCTTCATGACGATCTGGCCGCCCATGGTGTTGCGGCCGTTGTCCATGACCTGACGCCAAGCGGCATTGACCACGCGCTGCTGGTGCTCGAGCTCGTCGGGCAGGCCGTAGCCATAGGGCGAGTCGTCGGCCTTGCGCCAGCACCAGATGTCGCACGGCAAGCTCTTGTCGGACACCCACGAGGGCAGCGCGCCGATGATCTTGTCGTTGACCATCACCAGCACGCCGAAGTCGACGTCGGTCAGCGGGTCGCCGGTGCGCTCGGACAGCGCCTCCATCTCGTCGGGCTCGACCTCGCCGTGGTACTCCCAGAGCTCGTAGCTGTCGTCGTACAGCGGCTGGCGGGTGATGCGGCCCTCGGCCACGCGGATGCACCTGGGCTCCGAGCGCAGCACCTCGCGGATGGCGTCGGCGTCATACCCGGGCAGGCCCACCAGCTTGCGCAGCGCCTTGCGGTTGACCATGCGCCGGCGGAACACTCCCCGGCCGGCCTGGTGGTCGTTGCCGCAGGACGGGTCGAAGAACACGTCCCAGGGGTCCACGCGCTCGGACGCCGGGGCGATGGCCTCGTTGATCTCCATGACCTGCGTGCCATCAGGCTGAGGCAGCCAGACCTTGCTGGAGGTGCGTGACGGGAAGGGCCCGAACAGGATGCCCGTGCCCAGGCGCACACCGTCCTCGACCATCTTTCGGCCCTGGCCGTTGTACCCACACTCGGTCAGGTTGTCGTCGATGGCGCGCTGCATGCCTTCGGCGGACTGCTGCGCCGCCTCGAGGATGACCTTGACCTCCTGGTCCGCGGTCAGCCCCGTGGGCTGCCCGGTGGCCGGGTCGACCGTGGCGCGCTTGTCGCCTACCCGCTCGGCCATCTCGGGCAGCGGCGTGGGCTTGATCGACCAGTTGCGGTCGTCCACCGGGAACAGGATCTCGCACATCCTGGCGGTGGCCTGGTCGACCTTCGGGCGCACGATGTTCACGACCACGCGGGAGCGGTTGCCGTCCTGCACCTTGCGGGCGGGCGGGCCGTTGCGCAGCGTGGACTCAAAGCCGTTGTCGGACTCCTCGCGCTCCCCGAAGTACAGGTCGGTGGCTCTGCGCCAGCGCCGCTCGACGCCCGACTGGGCGCGGTGCTGGACCCACTTGTCGCGCATCTGCACGAACAGGCCCTGCATGCGCTCGACCTCGGATCGCTTCATGGCCTCGAACTGGTCGGGCGTCATGAGCTGATCGCCGACCATGATGGCCACGTCTTGGGGGATGTCTTTGGGGTCCATGGTGTTTCCTCAATAGCCGGCGACTTCGTCCATCACGGCCCAAGCAGCCTGCGCACCGACTGGCACGTCCATCTCTTCATCGGGCCACGGCAGCATCAGCGACGGCTCTGCCAGGCGTGCCAAGCAATCCATGCCGTCATCGAACCGGCCCACAGGGAACGTGGCGTACTCGACCTCGACCAGCTCCTGGATCAGGTCGTGCTCGCGCTCCTGCACGTCGGTGTACTTGAGCTGCTGCGGGAACCAGATGCGCCCGCCCTCAAACCAGGGGATGAGCCGGCGGATGCGGGCGTTCTTCTCGACCGCGCCGGCCACCTCGGTGACCTTGAATCGGTACTGCCGGCGCTCCTGCTCGGCGCGGATCGCCTCGACGTCGCCCATCATTCCGTAGCGCTCGTAGCGCACCTGCATGGGCTTGTGCTTGCGGTGCAGCTCAAACAGCCGGTCCACGCGCTGCGTCAGGTTCAGCCGATCGATGATGCCGTCGACGATGTAGGCGTTCTGGTCTGGCGCCAGGGCGACCACCCACATCACGGTGCGGTCGGACAGCTTGCGCTTGCCGCCGCTCTTGTTCATCGGGTCGCCCGCCGGGTCGACGAGGATGACCTTGTTCGACTTCGTCGGCTTGTCGTTGTAGCGGCAGATCCACGAGCGGCGGAACTCCGCGCCCTCGGTCGGCCTTGGCTCCTGCTGGTACAGCGAGATCCACGAGCGCGGATCGGCCTGCGCCTGCTGCACCATCTCGTCGGTGAACCACTCGTGCCACAGGCGCTCGCCGGGCTTGCGCTTGAGCGGGTCGTTCTCGCCCGCGATCATCGGCAGCTTGATGACGCGCCACTTCTCGGGCTCACGCTCGAGCAGGCGGCCGGCCAGGTCGTCTTCATGCCAGCGGGTCATGATGACCACCATGCGGCAGCCGGGCTTGCCGCGGGTCATCAGGTCGTTGACCCACCAGTCCCAGGTCTTCTCGCGGATGCGCTCGCTGTCGGCGTCCTCGCGGCTGCGCACCGGGTCGTCGACGATGATCAGGTCGCCGCGTCGGCCGGTGACGGATCCACCCACGCCCACCGCGGTGTACTCGCCGCCATGGTTCGTCGACCACCTGCCCGCGGCAGTGGAGTCGGCTGCGAGCTCGACGTTGAACAGGGTCTTGAACTGCTGATCGGCCACGCCGTTGCGCACCCGGCGGCCAAACCGCTCGGCGAGCTCCGCGGTGTGGCTGGCTGCGATGACGCTGAGCTGGGGGTTGCGGCCGACGAAGTACTCGGCAAAGTAGACCGACCCGTAGGTGGACTTGGCCGAGCCTGGCGGCATCATCACCAGCAGGCGGTCGCACTCGCCACGCTCCACCTCGTCCAGCGCATCGGCCAGCAGGTGGTGGTGCGCGGCCATCTTCTGGTCCGGCGGCAGCCGGTACTCGCAGTAGCCGGTGAACGACGCCCTGGCCTTGCGGCGGGACAGCAGTTCGGCGGCGGCCGCGGCAGGGCTGATCACTCGGCGGCCCCTTGCGCTGCGATCTTCAGCAGCGCGTCATCGGACAGCGCCTCGAGCTTGATGGACCCGCCGTCCTTGCCAGTGAGCTCCACCCGCTTGCGGTCCCCATAGGTGTCCGGCGCATACAGCGCGGCCAGCTTGAACCGAGTCTCGATGGCGGTCTTCAGGCCGGAAGAGTCGCCGTTGGCTGAGGCAATGGAGGCGTCCTCGGCGTTGCGCTCGACCATCTCGTGGGCGCGCTCGACCATCGCCCGGTCGTAGTCCTCGGGGTGGTGGATGCTCAGGTAGTTGCGGGCCGAGGCGGCCGTCACGTTGAGCTGGAGCTGCTCGACGATCTGGCGCATGGACATGCCCTCGATGTAGAGGGCCAGCATGGCGTCGACGTGCGGCCGCAGGGCGGCGTCGAGCTTTCCCCACTTGCCGTGGGGCTTGCCAGTGAATTTCTTGGGCGTCTCGCTCATGCGTATGGGTGGGCCCGAACCGTCCCTCCTCGATGGGAGACGAACACCGGCTCAGGTCGGCCGGGCCCAAAAAGTGAAAAGCCCGCTCGGTGGCGGGCTTGGAATCGGTGGGACGGACTGCCCCGGCGGGGACTATAGCATTGACATACTTGCTGTCAATCCTGCGGGTCGAACCCCAGCTTGATCTCCCTGAGACCGAGGCGGGTCTGCTTGGCGAGGTACTGCAGCGAGACCTGCACCGCGGCGCGGCGCGAGGGGAAGCCCCACTGCTTTTGCAGGTAGAGCAGGCAGGCGGCGGCGTCGATGTCCAGGTCGACCTGCAGGGAGGTCCAGCCGTGTTTGGCGCGGCGCCTGCGCATCTGGTTGCGCATCTTCTCGCGCTCCCTGTCCGTCGTGCGGACGTCGCGGATGCGGAGTTCTTTCATGGGTTACTCCTTGATGCCGTGTGCGGCCTCGACGGCGCGGATTATTCCTATCAACCCTTCCACCGGGCCTGCGGATTGCAGAAGACCGACAGTTTCCGTAACAAGGCGCAAAGCATCAAATTCATTCATGGGCTTGCGCTCTAACTCTGCCAGCTTCCGGTCAAGCTCGGTGTTCTGGTCTTGCAGGCTGACGCAGTTGGGGCACTGACTGGGCATGCATTCCCGCGTGGCGCAGGGTGGCTCCTGCACCGGCTCTGCCTTCAGCAGCGCAATTGTCATGGCTTGGTCTGCTGCGACCGCTTCCCAGTCGGTAGGCGGCTCTGTGATCGCGGCCTTGAGGGCGGTGATGGCTTCTTCCACAGCCTTGTCGTCGTACCACTGCCGACCACCATCAGAAATGTGCGCGGCGTCACAAGTCTCCAGCGCCTCCAGCGCCTGCTGGGCGGCGGTTCTCAGGTCAGTCATCTTTGCTCCTCGCCTTCTCGGTGCAGTCAGCACACCGCCACAAGCGCAGCTTGCTGAAGATCGACCCGCCGCGGATCTCCCTGTGCTGGCCGCAGGCCGAGCACGACTTGCGGAAGGCCAGCCCGGGGCTGCCCGCAGGCTGGCGCATTGTCGTGTCCTTGACGTCGCTGTAGATGCTCATTGACCGATTTCCTTGAGCAGGCGCGGGCCTGCGGTGTAGAACAGGATCTTCTTGGTCGGCGCGTCAGGGTTGGCCTTCTTGGTGGCCTTCACCCAGCCCTTGTGCTGCGCATAGTTCAAGGTCTTGCCGACGTTGTTGGGGTTCACACCCCACTTCAGGCCGATGTCGCTGGCGGTGAGCTCTTCGTCGGGATTGACCGCGAAGAACACGGCCACGGAAGTCACAATGCTCATAGCTGAGACGCCCAAGTAAAAACGCTGCTGACACCCTGCGGCAGCTTCCTGCTCTGCCGGTACTGGCGCCCTCTCTCGGAGTTGCTGATCGGCTTGGGCTTGCGGGCGTCAGGCCTGTTGCCCAAGTCGTAGATCGGGCGCGGGTAGCGCCGACCCAGGCCTTCCATCGTCCAGCCTTTGATGTAGACCTGCTTGGTCACGACGGTGATGCGCATCGCAGTGATGAAGCTGGACACGCGGTGGTAGTCCACGCCGGGGAAGAACTCGCAGATCTCACGCATGGTGAGCGGGCCGCACTGCTCAAGGATGTCTCGGATGGCGGCGAAGGAAGGCTTCATGGATTGACTTCGGACAGGCAGGTGACGCAGCGCCACAGCCTGGTGATCTTGTTGGTCCTGCCGCCCAGGGACGGGCGGTTCTGCTGGCACTTGCTGCAGCGGCGGCGCGTGCTGTCGGGCGGGTTGCGGTCGTCTCGCTTCACTGCATGCCCTCCGGCCGCTTAGGCAGCGGTGCCCAGCCGCGCCACCAGTCGGACTTGCCGTCCCAAGAGCCGTAGACGGCCACGCCGCCGCGGCCAAGAAGCTGGACCTTGGTGCTCACGGGGCAGGTCTGCATGGGCCGCCAGAAGTACTCCTGGTCGACCGCCGTCAGCGGCTTGCGCTGGGGTGGGGATGTGTAGAGCAGATTGCTTCCAACAGGCAGGTCATGCCGCCAATCGTCGAACTCTCTCGCTCCGTTGGGTGTGATGTAAATGGACGCCACCGGCTCCTGCACCAGCTCTACTGGGCGCTGGGGTGGGTGCCACTTTGTGTCTGAAGTGCCATTGATGTGTGACCACGCCACCGGCTCCTGCACCGGCTCTGCCAGCGCGGCGCGGAGGTTCTTCTCGGCCTTGCGCAAAAACTTTCGCGTCGGGCTGTTCAGTTCCCAATGCACATCGGTCTGCGCCAATTCCAACGCCTCCAGCGCCTGCTGGGCGGCTTCGCGAAGTGCGCTCACTTCAGCCACCCCGCAACCAACACGCCAGCCAGGATGGCCGAGCCGGCCAGCACGGCCACAACGACAACACCCTGCAGCATGTCGAGCCAATGCTCGCGGCCGTAGAAGCTGGGCTCCTCCACGTCAACCTCGCACGCCTCCGGCGTCGGGCATGGCACCCTGCCCTGCTGGCACGGTCCATTGCAGCCCGGCCTCATGCCTCACGCTCCTGCGACAGGAACGCATTCAGGCGATCGATGCGGGCCTGGTGGTACGCGATCATGCTGTCGGCGTACTCGGCCGCAGAGTGCGCCTCCAACAGCGAGCGGCGGGCCTGATCGAGCTCGTTTGTTGCGAGCATCTCGGGTGACGGTGTGCGGAACCAATTGCGCCAGAAGTTCATGGTCGTCTCCATGAGTTGAGGATGTCCGATTATCACAATGCCTATACGCGGGCGCCAGTCAATCACCCCAGAGTCTTGTCAACATAGGCGGCGATCATCTGCGCGGCCTCGCGCACCAGCCGGTCGTCGTCGGGGCTTGCCGCCAGGCTGTCGCGCAGCCACGGGCGCCAGCGCCGGGTCAGAGCCCGCCAGTGCGGCTCATGCACGACGTGCAGCCAGTCCACCGCAGCCTGCACCGCCCGCACCTCCAGCGGGCTGTAGCCGGTGACCTCGAGCTCCTCGGCCGAGTCGGCCACGCCGCGGAACATCGGCGACACGCTCGGGTAGCCCAGGTCACGCCGGGCCTGGCCCCAATCGCCGCCGGCCCAGACCTGCAGCAGCTCGTTGACCCAATCAGGCACGCTTTTTGCTGTCATTTTCCCCAGACTGTACGCCTGTACAGTTGCCCAGCGTTTCGACCGTCAGCAGCACTTTTCCGCCCGGCTCGGGCGGCACCCACTCGAACGTCTCCTGGCGCAGCACCTTGCACGAGTCGTCGACCCACAGGCCGGCCAGGGTGAGCGCATCGGCTGCCTCCTTGCGCACGTTGTCGAGGTCTCTGGCCCGGTGGTCTGGTGGGGCGATGACCCAAGACGCCTTCAGCGGGCCCGCCAGAGGCCTCAGGCTCGTTTTTCTGGCCTGACCCTTACCCAGCCCCATCCCGGCCAGCAATCGCAGCACAGCGGCCCGATACGCCACGGTCTCGGCGGTCTTGTAGTGCCCACCAGTCCGGGTGTGCTTCGTTGCGTGATTCCCGGTCGGTGGCCAGGGCAGTTCAAGGGTGATCGTCTGGGTCATGTTAGTGATTGCTAACCTTTTTCCGGTCAGGCCTTGAGTTGCCTCATTTTTGAGCAGTTTGGCGGGCTCAAACGGCCTGCCCGCCAACATCTCGCCACCCCTTAAGGGTGTGGCGAGTTGGCGAGATGATCCCGCCACCATCTCGCCAAAGTGCTGGCGAGTTGATTTGTGTTTGCTGACAAGCACTTACGTTCATTTTTTCCTCGTCTCGCCACGTCTCGCCAAGACGCTGGCGAGATCGAAATATCACATCTCGCCAAGACATTGGCGAGATGATTTGCCTAATTTTTAAGCAGCAGCGCTCCCGTCATGGACAGCTCGTTGACCGCCTTTTCGGACGCTTCCCAGCCCTTTCCTGACTTGGACCTGACAGCCAGGCCGTTGTCCCCCATGGCCTTCATGAGGCGGCTGATGGAGCGCTCGGAGCAGCCCAGGATGGAGCACAGGCCGGGGGTGCCTGGCCACTGCGGGTAGATCGCCTTGACGACCTGCAGGGCGGTGACGGGCTGGCCGCTGGTGGTGGTGCCGACCTTGAACTCGAGCGGGTTGCCGTCGACTTCCAGGGCTGCGCCGAGGATCTCGACGTCTGCGTCGTCCCGGAAACCCAGGCCCCTCTGGACGATCCTGAACGCACGGGCTGCGGGCGCCTCGGCGTCCTTCATCTTGGTGCAGGACACCTCCAGCTTGCCGTTGCCGCCCTTGATCGCGATCTCCTGGTCCATGGCGGCCTTGAACACGCTCGAGCCGCGGGCGCGGTCCATGTCGTGTCCAGAGTGGTGGACGATGACGATCGTGCAGTTCCATTGACGCCGCAGCCGGTCTACGGCCGCGATGAAGGCGTTGGCGTCCTCCTGCTTGTTCTCGTCGCCGGGGCCGAAGTTGCGGGCCAGGGTGTCGACCATGATCAGGCGCGGGGCCTGGCCGGTTGCGGCCGCCATGCGCTCGATCTCTGCGGACAGCTTGTCCGCCTCGGCCTGGTTCAGCAGCAAGATGGCGTGGTTGCTCTTGAAGAGCGGGGTGTCTTTGGTGATGGCCACGCCCCGGGCCTTGCTCCAGCCAGCAAAGCGCCGGGTCAGTCCGTTGTGGCCCTCGCCTGCGATGTAGAACACCGCGCCTGACTCCACCGCGTTGCCGTGCCAGGGTGTGCCCGTGGCCACGCAGCAGGCCCAGTCGACCACCACGAACGACTTGCCGACCCCGGAGGGTCCGAAGACCATGGCCAGCGCGTCCTGCTCGAGGTAGCCCTCGATGACCCACTTGATCTGCTTGATGTCGGACAGGAGCTGCCAGACGGGCGTGAAGATGGGCTGATCGATGAGCTCACCCGTCTCCGGGTCCACCACCTGGGCCACAGGCTGCGGCGGCAGGCGGAACTTCTGCTCCGCGGTGGCCACGCTGCGTGGGATGTCCTGGTATCGCTGCGCCCAGCGATCGTCTCGGGCCGCCGAGCTCGCCTCCATCATGGCGCGCAGGATGTTGACCACCTCACCGCCCTTGGCGCCCGAGGCCACGAGGCTGGCCGCCATCACGTTGATGGAGTCGTGCAGCGCCTCGCCGCGCAGGATGTTGCCGGTCAGCACCCGCAGGCGCTCGTCCTGCTCGCCCTCGACCATGGTGCTGGTGGGCCGCTGCTCGGCCGCTTGCTGGCGCAGCTCGTCCAGGTCCAGCCCGAAGATGCCGACCGCGTCCTCGAGGCTGTATCGGTTGGCCGGGTTCCAGTACTCGACCTGCACCTGCCAGGCGCCCGAGTCGCGTGGTTTCTGGTTCTGCCCCGTCGGCAGCCGCACGTAGCGCACCGCGTTGTTGCCGGAGCGATCCGCCTTGATCAGGCCCTTCTCGGCCATCGCGGTGACCACCCGGGTGACTAAGTCCAGGTTGCTGCAGTCGGGGTCCGACCTGTCCAGCAAGATGCCGATCTGCCGCTTGTTGGGGCTGGTCTCGATGCCCCAGCTCGGCGTGCCCTGCAGGTCTGCGGGCTCGACGTCGTCGGCCACCAGGGCC